GGTTTTTTCCCGACCGTGTTAGTTTTCTAGCGACAGAAAATTGTTTTTATACATCACAACACTATGAGTTATATACCAACACCAATGACCGCCTCACAAATCGTGAGTGAATTAAATATTGACCGACGTAAGTTGGGTCAAGTTTTAATTCAATGTAAAGTAATTAAGCAAAGCGGTAAGATTAAATATTACTTGATACAAGATGTTATCAAACATCTTTACAATAAAACAGACAAGCTTATTAGCTTAGAAGAAGCGCGTAAGAACAAGGCTATCGCTGAGGCAGAATTACTAGAGTTAAATTTAGAAAAAGAAAAAGGTAATGTTCTTGATCGTGATTTAGTTGATAAACAATGGGCTAACTTAGTGTTGTCTTGCAAGAATAGATTAGAGGCTATTCCAAATAAACTAGCACCAATACTAGCAGTTGAGAGTGGTATAGACGTTTGTAAAAACATCTTAAACTTACAGATAGCGGAAGCATTAAACGAACTAGCAAAAGGCGAGGACATTGAACTTACAGACACAAAAGATACACAACACGGTTCTAAAGGCGTTGAGCCTATTCCAACCGAAAGAACCGCTAACAATAAGCGAGTGGTCGGAAAAGTACCGTTACCTAAGTCCTGAGAGTAGTAGCGAGGCAGGAAAGTATTTAATTAACCGAGCCTACTATCAAGACGGTATGATGAAAGCCGTTAGCGACCCGAATATAAGACGAGTTGTTTTTATGACAAGTTCGCAAGTTGGTAAAACAACCTTATTAGAAAATATAATAGGTTATTTTATTCACTACGAACCAAGTCCAATATTAATGGTTCAACCAACTCTTAGTATGGCTCAGGCTTTTAGTAAAGATAGATTAAGTTCTATGATACGAGATTGTCCTGTACTAGAAAAAAAGGTTAAACCACCGAGAGAGAGGGATTCGGGAAACACAGTTTTACATAAAGTTTTTACAGGTGGACATATAAGTTTAGTTGGGTCTAACTCAACAAGTTCGTTAGCCTCACGACCAATAAGAGTTTTACTCTTAGACGAAGTGGATAGATTTGAGGTCAGTAATACTGAGGGGGACGTAGTATCTTTGGCAACTAAAAGAACTACTACTTTTTGGAATAACAAAATTATAATGTGTTCTACACCAACCATTAAAGGTTTGAGTAGAGTTGAACAAGAATTTAATTTATCAGATCAACGAAAGTTTTATGTACCTTGTCCTGATTGTGAAGAACCACAAACTTTAGAGTTTAAACAAGTTAAATTTGATAAAGAGAAATTACACGAAACGCATTATGCGTGTAGGTTTTGTAATTCTAAATGGAATGATAGCAAACGTTGGAAAGCTATAAGACAGGGCGAATGGAAAGCAACCGCCGAACATACAGGTATTGCAGGTTTTCATTTAAACGAGTTTTATTCTAGTTGGTCAAGATTAGAGGACATAGTAAGAAATTTTTTAGAAGCTAAAAAACTTCCTGAAACTTTAAAGGTGTTTACAAATACAACACTCGGCGAAAGTTGGGAAGATAAAGGAACAGGTTTAGATATTAGTCTTAACGAACGTACCGAAGATTATAACCCTGAACAAATGCCCGACGGTGTTTTATTATTAACCGCAGGTGTTGATGTCCAGGCGAATAGATTAGAATTAACTATATTAGGTTTAGGACTTAATGAGGAAATTTGGGTTATAGATCATATTGTATTATATGGCGACCCGTCGGTTACTTCTATTTGGTTAAAGTTAGACGCAGAATTAAAAAGAACTTATACAAGACAAGACGGAAAGAAATTTTTAATTTCTTCCGCTTGTATTGATAGTGGTTACTATACAAATAACGTTTACGCTTTTTGTAAAGGTAAAGTTAATAGAAGAATTTATGCAGTTAAAGGTGTAAGTGGTAACAAGCCAATATTTCCTAGACGAGCAAGTACAAATAATATTATGAAAACGCCATTGTTTACAGTTGGTGTAGATAGTTCAAAAGATATTATTTTACAAAGAATGAAGATTGAAAAAGTTGGTAATGGTTATGTTCACTTTCCAAAGCACCTGGACACAGAATATTTTTTACAACTACAATCAGAACGTATTAAGACAAAATATATAAAAGGTGTTGCAACTAGAGAATGGGTGCAAATAAGAAAAAGAAACGAGGCGTGGGATTGTTTTAATTATGCTTATATATCTTTTATATCTTTAAACGCTAACTTAGACAAAATCAAAGAAAGCTTAGAAACAAAACCAAAAGAACAACCACAACGAACAAAAATTAAAAAAAATTTTATAACTAATTGGCGAGATTAAATGACAAATGTATTAACAACAGTTCAAGAAAAAATACCGTACACAATATATTCAGGCGATACGGCTATATGGAAAATTACAGATTTAAACACAGATTATTCAAATTCAACACACACTCTATCTTACTATTTTAGACTAGAGAGTACAGGCGCGGGATTTACAGTAAACGCGTCCGCCGACAACGACGATTATTTAATTACTTTAAGCGCGTCAACAACTGCGGGTAAGACAGCAGGGATATATCATTATATCGCTTATGTTACTCGTGCTAGTGATAGTGCTAGAGTTACCGTTGATCGAGGTCAGATTGAGGTTAAACCCAATTTGGCGAGTAGTAGCGCAGACCCGCGTTCACACGCAAAGATAATGATAGATAAAATTGAAAGTCTATTAGAGGGTAAAGCAGATAAAGATGTTTCAAGTTATTCAATCGCAGGACGTTCATTAAACAAAATGAGTGTTCAAGAATTATTAGATTGGCGAACTCATTATAAAGCAGAATACAATAGAGAACTTGCTAAGATGAGAAACGAAAACGGCGACGGTTCAGGAAACACCATTAAAATATCTTTCGGGAATACGGCGACACTTGGTTACTACGATCATCACAGAAATAGAAAATATAAAATCGGTAACTAAGGATAATTAAAAATGGCAGAATGGTATAAATTTTGGAATAGAAATAAAAAGACCTTTAAACGAAAAGGTTTTGACGGTGCGGGTAGCAACCGTTTAATGAATGACTTTGTTGGTGGAACAAGATCAATAGATGACATTTTAAAAAACGATATTAGAAAATTAAGAGATAGATGTAGAGATTTAAGTCGTAACAATGAGTTTGTTAGACGTTACATAAATCTAATGAAAACTAATGTAATTGGTTCTCATGGAATTAAACTACAAGTTAGATCAAAAGACAAAGATCAAAATTTAGATTATGTGGCTAACAATATTATTGAGAGTAGGTGGCGTAGGTGGATATTAAAAGATAACTGCGATCTCTCAGGTAGATATGGTTGGTTAGATATGCAAAATCTATTAGTACAAACGTTATTTACAGACGGCGAAGTATTAGTGCAGTTTGTTGAAAACGCAGATAATGATTTTAGATTTGCAATTAACTTTTTAGATTGTGATTTAATTGACGAGAATAGAAACGGACATAACGGCGATAACGAGATTAGAATGGGCGTTGAGTTCAGTAATAGAACGAAACGACCAATAGCTTATTATTTATTTGATAAGAACCCATACGAATATTTTATGCACGGTTCGTCAAATAAAAGTCAAAGAGTTAGTGCTGAAAATTTATTACATATTTATATGCCTGAACGTGCAAATCAATCGCGTGGGTATAGTCCAATTGCAAGTGTTCTAAAAGAATTAAAGATGTTACACGCTTACGCTGAGGCGGAACTTGTCGCTAGTAGAGTTAATGCTAGTGCTATGGGATTTATAACAAGTCCAAGTGGCGATCAGTTTACAGGCGAAGATACATCTAGCGATGGATTTAGTCCAATGATGAATGTAGAGGCAGGAACAATACAACAGTTGCCACAAGGTAGTGATTTTAAAAAGTTTGATACATCGCACCCAACAACTGCTTTTGACCCTTTTATAAAAAGTATTTTAAGACAAATATCAGCAGGTCTAAACATAAGTTATAATGATTTAAGTAATGATTATAGTTCTGTTAATTACTCATCAATTAGACAAGCAAGTTTAAATGATAGAGATTATTATAAGACAGTTCAACAATTTGTAATTAATCATTTTTGTAAGCCTGTATATGAACGTTGGTTAAAAATGTATTTAACTTTAGGCGACGAACAATTATCGCCTTTACCAATGTCAAAATATAATAAGTTTAACGATACAGTATTTATACCTCGTGCTTTTGATTGGATAGACCCATTAAAAGAAATGAACGCAAATGTAGTTGGTCTTAAAGCAGGTGTTGTAAGCTTACAAGATGTTGTTAGCAAAACGGGACGTGATGTTGAGGAACATTTTGAACAATTAGATAAAGAGAAAAAACTAGCAAGTGATTTTAATATAAATTTTGCCTACGAACCTTTTGGGGATAAAGGCGCAGTAGCACCACAAGAAAGTGAAGATGATGAAAAAACTAAAAAAAATAATAACGAAAATAATTAAAACAATATGGTCTATCGTTTGTTACCCTTTCAATATGTTTATGAAATGGTTGTCTAGCGATCTGCCAAAAGGTAAATAATAATGGAAAAAAAACATATACAAAAAATAGAGGAAACAGACGAAGCTATTACTGTAACTTTTGGTAAAGCTGATATGAAGTCTGCAAAATCTGAGGACAAAACTGAGGTTCAGGAAGAACCAAAAGAACAAACACACGAAGAACCACCAAAAGAAGAACCTAAGGAAGAACAAAAACCTGAGGACAAAACTTTTGAGAATGAAGTAGTGAATAAAGAATTAAAATCTAAAAAATTTTATCGTACTGCAACTATTGAAAAGAAATATTTTGAAGATGACGAAGAAGATAGATCAATTGATTTATCTTTTAGTTCAGAAACACCTTACGAAAGATCGTTTGGTATGGAAATTATAGATCACGATAAAATGGATTTATCTTTTTTGGGAAGTGGTAATGCACCGTTTTTAGCAGACCACGACGCAACAAAGGTTATAGGAATTGTTGAGAAAGTTAATATTGCCAATGCTCGTGGTAGAGCTAAGGTTCGTTTTGGAAAAAACGATTTAGCAAACTCTATCTTTCAAGACATTAAAGACGGCATAAGACCAAACATATCGTTTGGTTATGAAGTCTTATCTATGGAAAAAGTTAAAACAAAAAGCGAGGACGAGGAAAAGCCAAGCTACAAAGTTTCGACGTTACCCTTAGAGATTTCTTCGGTCGGAATACCCGCAGATCAATCTGTTGGTGTTAATAGATCAAAAGAAATTAAAAACGACGACGACAATATAAACAAACAATCAAATATAAAGGTTACAAATACAATGGAAAAAGAAAACAATGTAGTTGCACCTAAAGTTGATACTGAAAAGACTAAAGAACTTGCTAGAAAAAGCGAAGTTGATAGAGTTAGAGAAATTTACGCTGTTGCTGAAAAGCACAACCAAAAATCTTTAGCAGAAAAATCTATCCAAGACGGTCTATCAGTAGCACAATTTAAAGGTGTTATCTTAGAAAAAATTGGAAACCAACCGTTACAAACTAGAAACGATGAAGTTGGTCTATCTAAAAAAGACGCGAGAAATTACTCACTAGCAAAAGGTATTAAAGCTATGGTTAGTGGTAATTGGGACGGTGCTGAACTTGAAAAAGAAGCTTCAGACGAAATCGCTAAAAGAAACGGTAAAAACGCAAGAGGTATATTTGTACCAAGTGACGCAAATTTCTACAAAAGAGATTTAACTCAGGGTACTGCTACTGCGGGTGGTCATACTGTTGCAACTGATTTATTGGCAGGTTCTTATGTTGACGCATTAAGAGCAAGATCAATGGTTAGAGGCGCGGGTGCTACTGTTCTTTCAGGACTTCAAGGCGATGTTGCTATTCCTGCGGCTAATGCAGTTACAACTGCTTATTGGGTTGCAGAAAATGCGGCGGCTACTGAGGGCGCACCAACTTTTAGACAAATCACTATGAACCCTAAAACTGTTTCAGCGTACGTTGATGTTTCAAGACATTTAATGGCGCAAAGTTCAGTTGCAATTGAATCAATTTTAAGAAAAGATTTAATTGATGGTCTTGCAAGTGCAGTTGATAAAGGTGCTTTACAAGGTTCAGGTTCATCAAACCAACCAACAGGTGTACTTAATCAATCAGGTATTGGTTCAGTTGCTATTGGTACAAACGGTGGTGCAGGTACTTGGGCTAAAGTGGTTGATACTTGGAAAGAAGTAGCAAAAGACAACGCAGATGTAGGCGCGTTAT